TCCCCAGCGTCCGCTAGGGGACCGACGCCGTGCTCCCTAAGCAGTGGGTCAAGCCCCATAAAGCGGACGTCGTAGGACCTTGTGCGCTCCCTGTGGATCTGGCGGACCAGGTCCAGCTGCGGGTAGGACGACAAGTCAACCACGTACTGAGCTTGAGGTCCGTGCCCCGCGAATATCACGTCCACAGCAAAGAGGTCCGCGTCCTCGTATAAGTAGGACTCCCGCCCATTGAACGTGGCGGAGGCATGCAGCCACGAGGGCTGATACCAGACCCCAGCCTGGACGCGGTCCCATGAGACAGGCTGGATGATGACCAGCGGCCTCACCTGATCCGCACTAGCTTGTGAAGTTGGACGGACAGTCTCCATCGTGGGTTCTCCAAACACAACTGGATGCAGTGTCGCAGGTTCGCCTCTGGGAGGGTAGCCCCCTCAAAAGCAGGGCTTAGCAAGTGGACGCCCGCCTTCACGTCAACAGCAGGGATCGCATCCCCAGCCCGTAGCACCACCTTGACCTCGTCTGCCCCGGGCACGACAACAGGAGCACCCGGCTTCGGTGACACGGTGATCCAGTCTGGGGCGAAGTTCAGTGGTATCGTTCCATTGGTCTCTATCGCCAGCCGGTGAGAGATCCTCAACGCAACGGACAGGTCAGCATCCATGAACAGGGCGGGTTCACCGCCTGTCAACACGATCCACGAATGTGCTGGAACCCTCGCCGACTTTCCAGCTGTCCGAGTTACAAGGCTAACTACCTCCGGCAGTGACAATGCATCGCCACCACTGAAGTCGGTGTCACAATCCCACCCTACCGTCTCCTTCTTGCAGTTCAAGTTGCATCCCGCAAAGCGGAGGAACACAGCTACCGTGCCAGCCCGCACCCCCTCCCCCTGCAAGGAGAGAAAGCATTCCTTTATTGGGTATCGCTTGGTCATGGACGGTACGTGACGGAGCAGCCAGGCGTCTCCTCGACCTCAATTGCTGCCAGCAGCTCCAGCGGGTAACGCAACTGGCGATCAGGCTCAGTCCAAGACAACACGGGCAACAACCTGTCGTAAATCCACTTGGCGATATTCTCCGAGGTGGGGTTCTCCAGTCCAGGCACGTCGTTCAATGCGCGGTGATCAAGAAGGGTGCCTACCGTCTCATTGACCACACGCCACAGGTCATAGAAGTCTATCACCATCCCCGTGGATGGCCCACGCCCCACCAGCGCAGGGCTCTCCAGCATGATCCAGACCTTCCAATTATGGCCATGCAAGCGGCTACACTTGCCATCGTGGTTAGGCAAGTAGTGGGCGGCCTCAAAGCTGAAGGCTCGTTTCAGGGTCCACATTCGCTTCCTCACTTTCGCTCGTAGGATGCTCAAAGTCTGAGCATCCTAGTCCAGGATGACCACTTCTGTTCGGCACAACGGGTGGAATGGGGGCAGGATCGTGTTCATCCCCTCCAGCGCGGTTGTGGCAGCCCGGCTACCCGGCTGGGTCCCTGCTAGTTCATCAGCCACAGTGTCTGCCGTTGGCCACGGGGCCTCCTCTCTGACCTCGTCTGGAGACGCGGCTCCAACGATCTTGGACATCCTAGCCATGCCCGCGTTGACCGTGAATACCTGCCCATTCATCTGTTGGCAAAGGGTCCCTGTCCTTTCATCGTTCGGGTTGACCAATTGAACCCTCCGCACCCCGGCATCGTTGTAGCCTGTCATCTTGCCGAAGATGCGGGACTGGTGTCCTGCGACGGACGAGACCTGCTGGAAGTAGAAGTCCGGGTTGCCTGCGTACCGCGCTGGCACGGACGGAGCAAAGGGCGAGGCCGCCTGCCCTGGCACAAGCCCAAACTCCTGCCGCAGCGCCTTGTGGAGAACCGGGCCAGCCTCCCGGTGACTAAGCCCCTGCTCTAACAACACGTCCCGGCTCACCGCAGACACGCGGGTGGACAGCTGTTCACTGTAGAAGCTGTCCACCCAGAACATCTGCTGGTTGCCAGAGGCTGCAATGGCCAGCTGGTCAGGCTCACCAAACATGAACCTGCCCCGCGCCGCAGTGACCGCGTCCTGCTTGCTGACCCTGTAGATGGACCGCAGGTTGCCTTCTACCACCTGCTGTTGTTGGGGCGTGAGCGGCGTGGACAGCTGGATCCCTAGCCCCCGAAGGAAGGCGCTGATGGCCGCCCCGGTGAATGGCCCGGCGGCTAGCCGCCCGATGCCGGTCTGCAAGCCGGATGCTGCGCCTGCCTTCCATGCCTGTGAGATGGACGCCCCCATCTTCCGCTCTATCGCCATGGCAAGGCGGCGGGCGTTGACCTTGGTCACCCGGCATAGAAGCCCATCGGTAGCCTCTCGAAGGTCTGCCAGCGCCTCAACAGGGAGGAGGGATAGGTCTAGAAGATGCCGCGCCACAGCCCTCCGTCCCGCTTCGTGGTCTCCCCCTTGCCCTGCTCCTCCTCTTCCTTTGTTGCCTTCGGCTTGACCGGGACGAACTTCTGCTGGACCTCTTCCATGCCATCCAACAAGACACTGCCGGTCTCGTCCCGCTTCATCTCCATCCTGAACATCTTCCCGTCCTCGAAGTCCCTCACCACGATGTGGTCCTTGAAGATGCCCATTAGGCCGAGGCTTCGATTGGTCTTGCCCTTGTTCTGAGTGATGGCAGCCATGACCTTCTTGGCGAGGTCCATCAGCTCCTCCCCTTCGACCAGGTCCACCTTGCTAACTTGAACATATCCTTCCATGTGGTTCTCCTATTCGGTAAGGAAGAAGCGGTCATCCAGCTCCTTCTCGATCCTCCGGCGAAGGTCTAGCATCCCATCGATCACGCGGCGAGCCGTGTCTCCACTGGGCGCCCCGCCACCCGACCCAAGCCCTGACTGTGCTTGAGCGAAGGTGACCGAGAATGGCACGTCCAGCGGCACCCCCTGCGGCATAGGCCCGATGTCCTCGCCGAACACGTCTCGGATGATGCGGTCTGCTCGCCTTGGAGTCATGCCTCCGGATCGCTCTGCCATGCCCATCAGGGTGATCAATTGGATGTCGTCGGTGACGTTCGGGTTATTCAGCTTGAAGGTGTGGAAGCGGGCGCCCCACCGCGCGAGGACGAACCGGTTGACCGCGAACGTGTCCTTGTTGCGCTCAGGGGCGAAGACCTGCTCATCCGCGACCGCACGGCTCGTGTCGGCTGTGGCTCTGGTGTAGTCCTCTGTCCTGCCAACAAAGATGGGCGGTAGGCGGAAGGACTGCCTGACCTTCTCCCGGTTGTTGCCATCGTACTTCTGGAACAGTTGGTCGTCCTTTTGGTACTGAGCCAGCGGCATGACGCGGATGCGAAAGCTCTGCGGGTTAGGCGTGCCGTCCTCCACCGTCTCGCCCTCCATCAGCAGGAACCGGGAATAGTTCATACCCTTCTGTACCTGCTCCTCTGTCCACTTCTGTAGACGGTCGATGGAAGCCTCGGTCAATGCGCCGTTCTCCACGATCACGAACATGGAGGGGATAGCATTGTTGGTAAGGGTGTTGAAGTTGATCTCCTCGGCACGTCGGCTGCCTCGGATAGAGAAGAGGTTGCCTATCCACCCCGTGACCCCGTAGGCGGACAGCGGGTTGTAGCCCTTGAAATGAAGGAGCGAGGTTGCCCTACGCTGGGTAGGTATGATGTCCGCGAACTCCCCCGTCCATTTGTCCATCGGTCTGGGGTCCCCGGCCTCCTTGAACCACATCACCTTCCCTGTGCCAGACACCATGGCGAAACGCCTGAACCGATGCCACATCGGGACGTCCGCCAGCTCAAAGTTCTGGGCTGGCTGGACCAGCTTCATCTTGACCTTCACTGGCCGTGGCATCTTCTCGGTCAGACGAACGGCGTGCCCCACCACGTGGTTGAGGCCGACCAGCTCCCCCGTGGCGTCCTCGATCATTTCAACGTAGCCATTGCCGCAAGAATGCTGGTCGTCCTTAACCTTCTCCAAGATCATGTCCAGAGACTCGGTCGGGTGAACAGCCTCTAGCTTGGCTTGCAACACAAGGCGCTCCGCTTCAATATCGACCGACAGATCGGAGCGGACCCCCTCAGCCATCGGGCGCTCGCGGATAGTCCAACCAAAGCCCACGGTGTTAACGACCATCGCCCGGATGCACTGACCAAGTTCCGTGTTGTTCTCCCGCTGTGAGCTAAGCCACTGCAACGGGTATGGCGGATCGATCAGGCGCAGCTGGCCGAGGGACACCTTGGCGAACGGGTCCTGCTGGTCGGCGTTGGATGTGGCGGCGTCTGGAGAATCGCTCTCGGCCTCCGCCTTCCGGATCGCAGCCGGGGACGGGCCGATTGGTACGGCGCGAAGGCGTACCTCGCGACGGACGCCGCCTTTGTCGATAGCGTCGAGAACAATGCTTGAGGCAGAGGGTGTCTTCAAGGCCACCTCCGAGGGCGGAGGCGCCCCGCCCCAACTTCGGGTTACGAACGCCCCGGCTAACCCTTGGTCGTCTTCAGGGTCGCAGAGCCGAGGGCGTTCAGGTCCGTCCTGACCTCGTTGGCTATCGCCCGCGCCTCGGCGAGGTCAGCCTTCACCTCATTGGCCAGGGTGCGAAGCGTACCCCCGACGGTCTGGAGTTCCGCCACGGCCGTCACATTGACGTTATACTTCGCCTTGAGGTCGTTGGCCATGGTGCGAACGGTCCCCGCCAACGTCACCAGCTCGGCGATGGCGGTCACGGCCACGTTGTACTTCGCCTTGAGGTCGTTGATCAGGGTCGTCCCGGCCCCGCCCCACTTTTTCATGAAGGACGGATCCTGTGTGCACGCGACCACGGCATCCGCCGTCCGGCTCGCGTGGCAGAGGGCCAGCTTGCACCAACGGGCGTGCGTCACGCTGGCGTCGATTGCAGCGTCATTCGGGATGACCTCGGCCCCGAGAGCGGCTGCCGTCCCCAGGACCACGTGCATCGCCACCACGCCCGCGCCGTTCTCCTTGATCACGATCCAGGCGTACATGGCCTGGCCGATGTCCATGCGCTTTGCGCCAGTACTGACCTTGTAGTCAACCTGGGCCGCCCAGTACATGCCGACCGCGTTAGCGAAGGCATACCCGGCAGCGATGTTCGCGTTCCACTCAATGACCGCCCCAGGGTCGACTGCCTGGGTGCTCGGTGTGGTCGGGGCCCCAATGATCAGGCCATCGGCCACGCCGTAGGTCTCACCCACGTCGACCACGACCGTCGGAGCAGGCCCCGGTGCAGCCACCGCCGCGATGTCCGTGGTTGTCACTGCTGTTGGGCCAGGCGCCGCCAGAGCGGTAATGTCAGCGGCAGCGGTAGCAGAAACCGCCCCGGCCGCAATGGATGCCCCAGCCTTCACCGATGCCAGGTCGTCGGCAACATCGCGGAGGTCATCCGCCAGATCACCGGTGGCCACGCCAGCGCCACCGGAGAACTTGTCTTTGGTAATTCGTGTCATGGTCCACCTCTCGTGGGGCTCAGCCCCACGCCTCCCACATGAGCATCTCGGTTGTGGTGTCATTGATGTGGGCAAGGATCGGGATCTTGAGACCCGAGTTGCCGTTGGCATCGGTGTGCACCGCGGGCGCGCTGGTGATCACGGAGAGGTCACCTGCCGCCACGCGGAAGAGGTTCGTCCCGACTGGGAGAGCCTCGCTCCCTTCGACCTGGCAGGAGTTCGTCAGGTTCGTGATCCGGAATGCCCTCGGCTTGAAACCGACGTTGTGGACGTAAAGGATGGCGCCTGTCGCCTGGACTTGCCCCGCCGCGTAGCGGGCTCCAACTGTGCTGGACATGTCGTTGTCTCCTCTTCTCTAGTTGTTGCCCTAGCATTGGGCAGATCGTGACCTACTATACACTGCCATCAAACGTCAAAGCAATCCCGGCTCCTTCTCCCGCCGCTTCCTCACCCCGCGCAATGCCATGCCCACGGCAATGTCGAAAGCATCGAACAGGTCCTTAGGCCCGTGAGGGAAGGCCACCATCCGCCGCAGGAATTTGGTGTGGTTGCGGTGAATGAAGAATGGCCCACCCTCCCCCGCCACTGTAGCAAGTTGCTGGGCGCGCGCCACCTTATCCTTCAGCGTCCAGCGCGGGACCACGGGTACATCCGGGAACCAGTGCTGGACCATCTGGGCTAAGACCACCTGGTAGGCGTTGGCCTCGATGCCGATGCGAACCGTCTGGGGGTGCTTACGGAACTTCAGGTTGATGAGATGGACCTGCTTCGGGAATGGCAGCCTCGTCTCTACAAAGTCCAAGAGGAAGACCCGTCTCGTCTTCTTGCAACAGGCGATAGAAACGTGGGCAAAGAAGTCATTCCTTGACTTCTGCCCGGCCGCGAGGTCAACGCCCTGCCACTTGAACACCTCGGCTGGTAGGTATTCGTAGAAACGAAAGTGGTCCTCGCTGAAGATGCCACCAAAGTTCACGCCACTCCGACACATCCACTGAAGCTCGAAGGCAGACAGCGACCCGCGCCGGATGCGGTGCATCCTCTCG